CGACACGCACGAATCCGCCCGAGCAGGAACCGTCCACCCAGAGGATCGATCCGTCGAGAGAGAACGGAACCGCAATCTGGTTGTACTCGCCGTCGTTCCGCACAGACTCCACAGACACGATCGGGCGTTGCGTCAATGTGACTTTCCGTCCCAGCACCCGCAATCGCACATCCGAAGTTCCGGGAGTGAACTGCTGGCCGGAGCGACGCCGGAAAAGCTCGGAAGCCTTATCCAGAATCGCCCCGACCCGCGAGCTCTCGTCAGAGGTCAGGGCACGACCCATCGCCGCCTCAACATCGGTCGTCGATGCGAGCTGCGTAACAGTCATAACCCTGACCCCTTACCGGCTAGGAGACGGTGATTGCAGGCGAGGTGCCACCGGTGAACGAACCCGTCGCGGAGACCGCGGAGTATTCGTCCAGGGTGACCGTCTTCGCGTTGCCCGGGAACGTGCCGCCCGAGACCGCCGCACCGGACACGGTGCTGAGCTCGTTGAGCTCAGACGTGAGCACTGCGCTGGTCGCGTTGAAGGCGATCGCATCCGTGGTCTCACCGTCCACGGTGACGGTGAACGTGCCACCGGTCGGCGTACCCGTGATGGTGAGGGTGAACGTCTGCTTGTCAGAACCGGTCGACCCGAACGTGACCTTGATGGCCCGCTTGAACTTCAGTTCCACGTTGTCGTCCTCGTCGCGGACGATCGCGCCCGTCGCGTCAACCTCGGGGTCGAGGATCGGCGTTCCACCCGCGAACAGGTGGACGATGGAACGGTCCTTCAGGTGGTCGGAGTCGTAGTCCCACAGCTGGGTGACAGCGATACCGTTGCCGGCAGCGACGCCACCACCCTTCGTCACACCATTCGGAACCACCGGGGCGACCGCAGCCAGTCCCAGCGCGGTTTCGTGAACGAAGTACGACTCGTCATCGTCAAGCGCGTCGAGTTCCACAATGGTGAACCCAGACAGACGACCGACGACACCTTCACGGACAGCCTCGGGGAGGCCGGCCGTGTCGACGTCGAGGAGCTTCGTGTACGACGCGATCGCCGCGGACACATCCGCACCAACCAGCCAGTACCGACCGCCGAGCGGCCAGTGGGCCTTCTGCGCGAGCTTCCGGGCCTGAATGGCAACCTTGCGGGGATCCTCCGTGCCGTCCGTCGCGGACGTGTTGAACACGACACCATAAACGAACGTGGCTGCCGACAGGACGCCGACGATGAGGTTCTCGAAGAAGTCGAGGATCGCGCGAACCTGCGGGACCTGCACATCGCGCACGTAATCGATGTCGTCCAGAGTTTCCTCTTCCGGCGACAGCGCGACTGCGGTGTAGATGTGATGGTCGAGGGACACCTGGATCTTCGAGTTCGCAAGGTTGTCGATGACAATCGCGTCATCGTTGCGCCACCCCTTGTCGCGGGCGACGAGCACGGCAGGACGCTTGATGTTGATGACATCGCCCTCCGCACCCATGAAGTCGGTGCGACTGTATTTGTTCACGAACAGCGACGGAGCCTTGAGCTCGCGCTGCAGAAGGGCGAGCGCCGTAGCGGCGAACTTCGTCCCCTTCACGAAAATGTTTGCCATGATTTCCTCCTGGAATTTGGGGTTTGGACCGCAGGGTGTTCATGGCGAACACTTGCGGGGGGATTACTTGTTTGTGACAGCCGCCACAATGTCGGCGGCGGACAGTTCGCCTTCACCGATTGGATCGCCGGTTCCGCCTTGACCATCCGCAGATGGTGCAGCGGGAGTTTTCGGAAGGATCGCGGCGAGTTGGTCGGCGTGGGACTCGAGTTCTTCGCGAGTGGATCCGCGGAGCGCCTCGGCGGGCACTCCCTTTTCCTTCGCGACGTCCTTCGCCATTTCGGCAGCGGCGTCCTTCGCTTCGCGTTCCGCGATCTTCTTCTCGGCAGCCTCGGCTCGAGCTTGGAGTTTCTCCTGCTCGGTCTTGTTGGCTTCCTCGGACTCATCGAACTTCTTCGCCTTCTCGGCGTTCTCCGTGGCCCGAGACTCGTTCTTTTTTGAGAGCGCCTTCCACTTCTCGGCATCCGCCAGCGCGGCGGCGAGTTTCGCTTCAGGTGTGTCCGTGTCCTTCGCGGCGTCGGCGGCTTCCTTTGCGGCTGCCTCTTCTGCTGCGATTTCTTCCGGTGTTTTCGGCATAGCGTTTCCCCGTTTCGGAGTGTGATGATCACCGTTTCGGTGACCCGATCCCGCAGGAAGCGGGAAGTCTTAGTGGAGGTCGGACGGACCCGTGAAGTTATCGCCGCGCCATCCGAGGACCGGACCCAGCTCGCCATGCGTGTTGGTTACGATGAGATCGGTGAAGTCGCTGAGATTCGACTGCGAAAACTTGCCCAAACCGAGATCGCGTGCCCCGTAATCGGTGCCGCCGAACTTCTGGATGATGGCCTGATGGGTGGATTCGAGAAGATCCGGGTCCACCACGTTCCCCGGGTTCCGGTTCGACTTCAGGCCCCGGGTCTTGCAATCGCAGCCAGGGTGCATGGGGAGCAGGTTTCCGCGGTGGTACACCTGCGTGGAAGCGATCACACAGAACGCACAATTCTCGGCACCCGTGAGCACACGCTCGAAATACTCAAACCCGGAGTTGTCAAGTGCAGCTTGGGCTTGCCTGTTCGCGGACTGCTCCAAGTCGGTCAGCACAATGCTCAGAAGCCTTGACAGTCCCTGCGCGATCGCAGCGTCATAATCGACGCCACGGGACAGGGCCGTGTACGTCTGCACGGCAGGACGCCGGTACACGACATCGGGTGCGATACCCCGGTAGTTGATGATCGAGTCATAGTCGACAGGAGTTGACCGCCAAGCGACACCGTTCGCGTTCGCGTACTGGGATGAGTAAGCGTTTGCAAGGTATGCCTGCTGCATCTGACCGGCCTGAACCACTGGGGTCAGATGGGCGACCATCGTGTCAATGTCGGCGTCGTAGTAGTTGGGTGAATTCACCCACAACGAGCGTGCGTACGCTGCGGTCTGACGCGACAGGTTCGCGGACGAAGCCAAATAGGCTGGGGTGAGCGTGTCAGGCATTCGCGGACACCTGCTGAGGCACCGCGAATGCGGCCTGCATCAGCGATTCCCCGGCCTTCTCCGACGCTTCACGCTGGATCTCATCCGGCGACAGGCCCATGATGTTCTGGTTCACCCACGCCTGAGATAGCCCCGCCGTTTTCGCCTGCGATGCGGCCTGCGTTTTCTCCGTCAACGAGATGTGCTCCGGCTGCTCCCACAGCACCTCAACGGTGGACCCGTCATCGAGCTCGAGAATGCGCAGGGCGGAAAGCAGTGCCCCCTCCATCGATGCGCCGGCGCGCATGATACGGTCCTTCGCTTTCTGAATCTCACCCTTCGGTGCGTTCTGCGCGCCAGTGCCGGACTGATTGTCGGGCACGAACACGTCGAGGGACAGTTGCATGACGGCCGCGAAGTCGCGGAGGTCCGCTTTCTCACCATTCAGCAGCGGGTCGATCAGAACCGCGTCCGACTCCCAAATGTCGATGCCCTCGGGAAGGTCAACGATCGCACCGGGGGCGAAGTTCAGCCGTTCCGCCCAGTCAATGTCGTTGCCCTCTTCATCCTTGGAATCGAGACCCTTGAACGCGCGCGCCTTGAATGCCTGCATCGCCGTTGTGACAAGACGTTGCAGCTTCCCCAGGTTGATACGGTCGATGACATCAATGTGAGGCTCGAACTCGGCCTCATTGTTGAAATTGTCGAGCGCATACACCGGCACCGCGCCCACATACTCTTCCGGGTCACCATCGGCTGCCCAATCGCCCTCGACCGTGGGACGCGGCGTCCCGCCCGTCGTCTTCGAGGTGCGCACGTACGCCTGCCGCACGCCTGGCACCCACACCAAAGCGTGATCGTTGCCATCGTCGGGGTCACGCCACGCCTTCAGCGCGGCCCGCGCCCGCCACGGCTGCGCCGGATCCGGGGCCGTGATGACCTGCTCAGGTACCTCGGAGGTGATAATCGGACCACCAGCACCCATCCCCGTGATCAGATACCCGGTGCGGACGGAGAGCATGTTCCAGATCGCATCCGCGAACACAATCCCGAGCCGGTTATCGCGCCACACCTTCCGGGCAGCCTCAACCCCCGGGCCGGTGTTACTGGTTCCCACATTCACGCCCAACGGGACCATGCGACCCGCGATCGTGGCACACGCCAAACCGCCCAGGTTCGTGCGTGCCCTTTTCTGGAACGCCTCCCAAGATTTCTTCGTATTGCGGCTCATCTCCGGCAACGGGGCATCCCCGTTCGAGTACCGGCGCAGCAACAACACACGAGGCATCCGAGCATCAAGCCGCTTCGTGAGAATCGGGAGCCACTCATCGGGGGTAACGGCTACCATCCGAACCTCCGTCTAAGCAATCTGTCTAGGCATGCGCCTGGCCTGCTTCGTGACGCCCTTACCGAGCGCATCGTTGCCGCACGCGAACGCGAACATCGAACCCCAGGTGAGGTCGATTTTTGAGAAGTCTTGGTCGTCGTCGGGTTTCTTCAACACGTACCCGGCGCGGCGCGGGTCGCGGCGGGCGTTCAAGAAATGGCGGATCATGTCCGGTGTCCCGTCGAAGGTGATCTCGCCCGCTGTGATCGCGGAATACATCTGGTCGAAGGCCTCACAGGTGCGGGTGACATCCTTCTGCCGCCAACGGATCGGCTCCGCGACCGTCATCTTCACCTTCAGGCGTTTCAGGTGCGTCGCTTCCCACGTTTTGACTTCGCCGGCCCACCCTGCGGACGGGTCGGCGTAGAAGCCGACAACGTTGTAGTCCTTGAACGCCTGCGTAACTGCGGCCTCAACCTCGAGCTTCGGGGGACGCCAACCTTCGCCCTTCGGTCCCTCGGGTTGTTCCCACAGGCCGATCTTGAATAGGTGCTTTTGGGTGACCGAGTATCCGACCAGGACGGTGGAATCCGCGATGCCCCGCTTGCGGCCTTCTGACCCGTCAAAACCGAGTGTCACGGGCTCTGTCTTCGTGACCGTCTTATCCGCGACGATCGCGCGAATTTCAGGGTCCGTCACATACGCATCACGGGCCACATCGATCTGGTTCAGGAAGTCGGCCCGCATCACCGCGACATCGTTCGACGTGTCGAGGAAGTCGAGTGCGATTCGTTCCAGATCGGACCAGCCCGGCGAGCACGGCGGATCGTGGAGGACACACCCGCGGGGATCTTTCGACGCATCCCCGTACGCGACCCGCAAACCCTCGATCAGCGAATCGTGGTCACCGATATCGGTGCTCGCCGGCGCGGGGCGATGGTCGAAGTAAATCGAGCGGACATCCTCAAGCGACTCATACTTACCCGAGGTGATATCGGACCAGAAGCCAAACGATGACTCCGCAACCGACCGCTCACCCAGCGTGTACGCGTTCGGTGTCTCGATGGTGACGCCGCCGAGCTTCGTCGCATTGTTCCTGAGCGTCTGTGCGAGCTTCACGCCCGAGTTGGAACGCACCCACGTTTCGGTCTGATCGAGCGAAGCCGCAATGGCCTTGAATCCCTTGATCGACGTCGGAGACGCCGTTATCGGCTGAATCCTGCCCCGCTGCAATGCGACGAACGAATCCATCGGATCCAGGTCGAACTCATCTGGCGCAGAACCATTGCGCAGCAGCTCGAGCAATGGCTCCCACGTGTTCTTGGTCTGCTCCTCAGTCACAGCAGCGATCGCCACATACGGGGTACGAATCGAAGACCACGGCTTGGCGACCGGTTGACCGTCAGCGTCCCACCCGTCAGGGACAACATCGAAGATCGCCTCCGCGATCATGATGCCGCCGACGAAAGGCGACTTGCCCCAACCGCGCGGCCGCGACAGCACCGATCGGTGAACCTCACGCCGACACGTCCGAGGGTCCAACCGGTAGAGCTCGTTCAGATACTCTTGCTGCTCTTGCGTGACAATGAACGGGTCCGCCTGCTCATCATCACCAGCATCCGGGCGACCCAGATACTCGGCCATCTGATCCGCGACCAACCAGCCCAGCGTCGGAAAATCAAACTCCGACTGCGGCACCCACGGCATCAGGCTTCCAGCCGACGAATACCCTGCGCCCGATCACGAGCCGAAACCCGCTTCACCCTGTCCGCAGTATCAAGCTCAGCGCCAGTCGCCTCCGCGTAAGAGATCCGCAGACGCAGACGATCATCCGGAGTGAATCCGTACTTCGCCTCGCGAAGACGCAACTCCGAAGCCAGATCGAGGCGACCCATCCAGAACGACGCATGAAGCCGAGCCGTGTCCAGCAAGTAGGACCAGTCCATATCCGTGAACTCCGGCAACAGCGGATGACTGGCGAGCATCCGCCACCACTGCCGTGTCTGCACCGGCCACTCGAACTCCTGCGTTACGAGCTCGCCGTCGACCTTGACCTCAACATCGAACTCAGGAAGATCCGGCTGCGGTGTTGCCGCCACCGGAACCACCCGCAACGGAACCGGATCCTTGTTCGTCCGCGCCCGCCTACTCGGGTCCTTCGGCGCAGGGCCACGTCCAGCCATCGTCATCTCCCGTTTCGGGTCACGACCATCAACCCGTTTCGGGGAAGTCGTCTATTCGCGCGCGATCTCGATTTCGCCAGACTCGTACGCAGGATTTTTCACAGCATCTCCCCGCGCTTGCCGATGGGGGTGGGGAGGGGTCGGGCGTGGTTACGTTCGGCCTGGGTGCTTTTCTCGTGGGTGGAATGCTGATGGTCGACGGTTGGCTAGTTGTTGTCGCGCTTGTGCTGCCTCGGTCTGTGTCTCGCGGTTGTGGTGCCAGTGGCATGCGGTGTGCAGCATGTCGACGGTCAGGCGTTCGTTCTGGTGCCATCCCTGGTTATGGGCGGCTTCGAGGTTGGTGGTCTCGGTGCACCGTGTGCCGTTGTGCATGATGGCTGTGCATCGGTAGCCGTCTCGTTGTAGACAGGCATCCCTGATGCGGGTTGGCACGTGGGTGGGTCGGTTGTTATCCCAGGGCATGGGTGGCCGCCTCCCTGTGTCGATCGCTACGAAGTTCCCTCGTAGACGTTCGGGCAACCTGAGACAGAGCACATTCGCATGGTGCACTAGACCACGGACGAGCGAAACCCGATGTGCATCTCGGTCGGGTCGTTCTGCCACGCGCGCTCGGTCGATGAGTACGTGTCACCGGGGCTGCCTTGGTCAGCCTGCCGGAGCAC